TCCTGGTGCCGCCGCAGGAATAGCAACAGCAGAGGCATTGAGAAACCGTAAAAAACGACTAACAGAAGGAGAAAGCACTTCTGACGGTATGAAAAAAGGTGGAAAGGTTTCATCGGCATCTAAACGTGCTGATGGCATTGCTCAGCGTGGTAAAACCCGTGGAAGGATGGTTTAAATGGCCGAGAAATCAGAAAAGACCAAGGCAATTGAGTCTGCACCTGTAGCAGACGAGGGCCGGTTTGGTATTCCTGGAATGGTTAAAAAAGCCATGACCGGTGCGGCAACGATAGAGGATTACATCCGCGATAAGCTTGGCATGAAGCCTGCTGAGGCTCCTACTACTGTTAAGAAAGCTAAGGGTGGCAAGGTTTCTTCTGCTTCAAAGCGAGCTGATGGAATCGCTCAGCGCGGCAAGACTCGTGGACGGATGGTCTAATGAACAAGCCAGAATCCAAAGATCTGATCTATCGGCCCCCAAAGCCTCCCGCCAAACCAAAAGAAGTAATGGTTAAAAAAGGTGGCGCAATTAAAGGCCAGAAGAAGGTAGCCACGGTTATGCGCGAATTTAAGGCGGGGAAGCTTAAGTCTTCCTCGGGGCAAAAGGTTACCAATCCCAAGCAGGCTATTGCTATTGGCCTGAGTGAGGCTGGTATGTCAAAGAAGCGAGGCAAGAAATGAAATACGGAGTTAAAAAGGTTCTCCCAACCTCTGAGCAAATGGGCAACATGGGCATGAAAAAAGGTGGCGAAATGAAAGAGTCAAAGAAAATGATGGCTAAGGAAGTTTCCTTTATGAAGAAAAAAGGCGCTCCCAAGTCAATGATCAAACACGAGATGGCCGAAGCTGGTATGAAGCATGGCGGCAAGACTAAAAAAATGTCCGCTGGTGGCTATACCCGTTCAGCTGACGGCGTTGCCAAAAAGGGCAAAACCCGTGGCACGATGGTCAAGATGATGGGCGGCGGCAGGGCTTGCTGAGATGAGAGCCAGCCGGGGTATGGGGGCTATTAGCCCCTCTAAGATGCCAAAGGCCAAGACCAAGGCCCGCCGGGATGATACTGACTTCACGGAGTACGCTGAGGGTGGAAAGGTTAGCAAGGTAAATGAAGCCGGAAACTACACCAAACCAGGCATGCGAAAGCGGCTCTTTGAAAGTATTAAGGCTGGTGGAAAAGGTGGTTCCCCGGGGCAATGGAGCGCCCGTAAGGCTCAGTTATTGGCAAGTCAGTACAAAAAAGCCGGAGGCGGTTACAAAGATTAGATTTCCAGTCTATGACCGCCAAACGGATGAAAATGTTTTTGATTGGTTAATAAGCACGGCACAGGACTTCAGGAAGATCAGACAGCGAGAGAGATGGAATGAGCTTAAAAAAATCGCAGAGAAGCCTGAAGTCGTGGACCGACCAAAAGTGGCGGACTAAGAGTGGCAAACCTTCTACGCAAGGATCGCAGGCGACAGGGGAAAGATACCTTCCTTCCTCCGCCATCAAAGCGCTCTCCTCGTCCGAATATGCGGCCACTACTCGGGCTAAAAGGGCTGGACGAGCTGCTGGAAAGCAATTCGTCTCCCAACCTAAATCCATCGCTGCCAAAACCGCCAGACACAGGAAAGTGACATGACGACATCCGGCACGAATACCTTTAATCCAGATCTAAACGAGATGGCTGAGGAAGCCTTTGAGCGGGCCGGCCGTGAGATGCGCTCAGGCTATGACCTCCGTACAGCCCGTCGAAGCATCAACCTTATGTTGGCCGACTGGGGTAACCGTGGGATCAACCTCTGGACCATCGAGCAGGGAACGATCAATTTGTTGCAGGGCGTCAATACTTACGACCTGCCCGTTGATACCGTGGATCTCTTGGATCATGTGATCCGAACCGGGCAAAGTAACCCAACTACACAGTCCGACCTGACCATTACCAGGATCAGTTCTTCCACATACGCCACAATCCCCAATAAATTGACCCAGGCAAGGCCGATTCAGGTCTGGGTACAGCGCCTTACCGGACAGACCTACCCAGCCACCAGTGACTATGCTCCGGGTGCCGTGGCCTATCCCAGGATTACGGTGTGGCCCACCCCCAATCAGGGGACTTTAGGCAACCCGTACTACCAGTTTGTTTATTGGAGACTGCGCCGGATGCAGGATGCCGGAAACGGGATTAACACGTTTGATATCCCCTGGCGGTTTTTAAACTGTTTTGTCGCTGGACTTGCGTACTACATTGCCATGAAAATACCGGAAGGGACACCAAGGCTGGAAATGCTTAAGGCGTCCTACGACGAGGCTTGGAATTTAGCGGCGGGAGAAGACAGGGAGAAAGCAGCGGATCGGTTTGTGCCGAGACAGTACTTCATAGGATCGGCATCGTGATATGGGTAACAGGTTCGCTAGTGGTAAATGGGCAATATCGGAATGCGACATTTGTGGCTTCCGGTACAAACTAAAGGAGTTAGCGCAGCTCGTAATTAAGACAAAGAACGTAAATATCCTGGCCTGCCCGGAGTGTTGGAACCCGGATCAGCCGCAGCTCCAACTAGGTATGTACCCGGTTGATGACCCCCAGGCGCTGCGCAATCCCCGTCCAGACTTTACCGGTTACCCCCAGAGCCGTTCTTTGGTTTTACAGTTGCAGATTGGACCAATAGAGCCAGCAGATACTTTTGCAATAGGCCAGGTTGTAGGTTTTGGTGGTGTAGGACAAGTAACGATCAACATTACGTAGGAGTAGGAAATGGATAAATCAGCAATGAAAAAGGTCGCCAAGGCCGAAGTAAAGGGCCATGAGAAGCGTATGCACGGTAAAGGTTACCGCGCTGGCGGCAAGACCAATCTGGAAATGAAGAAGCTCGGGCGTGGTCTGGCAAAGGTTGCCAACCAGATGTCGCCTGTCCGTAAAGTCCGCGCAACGGGGATCTAACATGGATACCGATAAGTTCAACTACTTCTCGCCTGAGACCAAAGATCCTATTGGCAAGTACACCCAGCCAAAGGACTACACTCAGGCCGACACTGGCAACAATGGTTACCCCAACGCTATTCCCAGCACCCAGACTCAAAAGACTCGCGGTACTGGAGCAGCAACCAAGGCGACCAAGCACAGCACAAAGATGGGCTAAATGAACTACACCCAGTTAAAAGCCAACATAGCCGACTACTGTGAAAATACTTTCACAGAGGATGAGTTTGCGACGTTTACACGGTTAGCTGAGCAGCGGATCTACAACAGCTGCCAGCCTCCGGCCATCCGTAAGAATGTGACTGGTAATACCACGGCAAACAACAAGTACCTGGCTATGCCATCGGACTTTCTGTACACGTATTCGCTGGCAGTCGTAGACCCCACCACTGGGGCGTATGAGTATCTGCTTAACAAAGATGTTAACTACATCCGCCAAGCGTTTCCGTTTCCGGCTGTGACTGGGAAACCCACGCACTATGCGTACTTTGACCAAAACTCTTTTATTCTTGGCCCAACTCCAAACACCACGTATACGATGGAACTGCACTACGGTTATTATCCGGAGAGCATTGTGACGGCTGGTACTACGTGGCTCGGGGATAATTTTGATATGGCGCTATTTAACGGAGCCATGATCGAGGCGATCACCTTTATGAAGGGCGAGCAAGACTTGGTCAAGCTGTACGAAGATCGGTACATTCAGTCCATAGCTCTGCTCAAGAACATGGCTGACGGTAAACTGCGTGAAGATGCCTATCGTGATGGGCAAGTTAAGGTTAAGGTGGCATGATGCTTTCAGCTTCTGGCGGCGCACTTTTAGGTAACATCAAAGCTATGGGCGTATCTGGCCGTGGCTTTACTCCAGAAGAGTTGGCTGAAAACGCCCTTGACCGCATTATTTCAATTAGTTCCTCAGCCGATCCAGTGATCCGGCAACAGGCTGAGGCTTTCCGTGAACACATTCGTATGGTGCTGGTGAGTTATGGCAACCAGTGTGTCAGATCAAACCACACCACGATTTCCAACCGTCTCCGCGATGCGGGACATTCTGATTTAACTAAACTTTTGGAGAAATAAAATGCCTATTTCAGTAACCACCGCAATGCCCACCTCGTTTAAGGTGGAGATCCTGAAGGCTGTGCATAACTTCACAGCCTCAACCGGTAACACATTTAAGTTGGCCCTGATGAAAGCTACCGCAGCTGGATCGGGTACTTACGGCGCTGCAACCACCAGCTACGACACCCTGGTTTCTAACTCGGATGAGCTGGCAAACGGCAACGGCTACACCACTGGCGGTAACACGCTGACCTCGGTTACCCCGGTAGCTGATGGCACGACCGCAGTTTGTGATTTTGACAACACCACTTGGACTTCTGCCACGTTTACTACGTGCGGTGGAATTATTTACAACGACACAGCATCGGGTAATCCGGCCTGTGCAGTTCTGAGCTTCGGTGGTGACCAGCAAGTGTCGTCGGGTGACTTTCAGATTCAGTTCCCGGCAGCAGCTGCGGCTACCGCGATCATTCGTATTGCCTAATTAGGAAAACGATGTGCCAGCAACTACGTGGAATCAAGGTTGGGGAGAAGGAGCTTGGGGCTATAACGCCTGGAGCGGCGTCTCTCCGGCTTACATAGTAGACGGGGT